TCATGGTGCCTGTAAGGCTTAGGCCGTTAGTCGTACCCGTACTGGCAACAGATGTTACCGTACCTGTGTTTGACGTGAAGCCAGACGGGTTGGTAGCCGCATAGGCACCAAGTGTAGAGAGTGCGCCAGCAGCAGTCGTCGCGTTTGTACCACCGTTTGCGATAGGCAGGGTGCCTGTGACCTGTGTGGTCAGGCTGACGCCAGAAAGCGTACCGCCAAGAGTGAGAGTGCCGGTTGACGTAACCGTGCCGGTAAGTGTGATACCATTGACTGTGCCTGCGGTAGCGACTGAGGTTACGGTACCCGTGTTCGACGTAAAGCCAGACGGGTTGGTGGCAGCGTAAGCGCCCAAGGATGTCAAGGCTCCGCCCGCAGTCGTCGCACCTGTACCACCATTGGCCACAGCAAGCGTACCCGCAAAAGTTATGGTTCCCGTACCGGTTATAGGGCCGCCACTGGTGGTAAGGCCCGTCGTGCCTCCGCTAACGGCAACCGAAGTGACGGTGCCGCCGCTGCCAGTTGCCGCGATACTGATGCCACCCGCGCTGTTTGTAATAGATACGCCAGAGCCTGCGGTTAGAGTTGTGCGTGTAAAGCCAGTGCCGTTACCGATGTCAAGCGCACCGTTAGCTGGCGTCGTAGCAAGGCCTGTACCGCCCTGCCCCACGCTAAGTGCGGTGGTCAAGCCCGTAAGCGACGTGATGTCCGAGTTCGCGCCAGAGCCAGCCGCGAGGAGGGTGAGCCTTGCGCCGGAGGCACTGGTCGCGCCAGTGCCTCCGGACACTATCGCGAGCGTCCCCGCGAGTGTCAGTGTGCCGGTGGTTGTTATTGGCGAACCGGTAAAAGAGAGACCGGTTGTTCCGCCCGACGCGGCCACTGATGATACTGTACCGCCACCGCCGGTGGCTGTGATGGTGATGGCACCCGCACTGTTCGTGACAGTGATGCCCGAGCCTGCGGTGAGTGTCGTCTTTGTGAGCGTGTTGCCGGTGCTGTTGCCGATGAGCAACTGTCCGTCAGTGTAAGTCGTTTGACCCGTGCCGCCGTTGGCGACAGGGAGCGCGGTGCCCGACAGCGAGAACGCCAGCGTGCCTGATGTCGTGATCGGCGAACCCGCTATCGACAGGAACGACGGCACAGTCGCCGCGACGCTGGTCACCGAGCCTGAACCCGTACCGACGCCCACGCCGTTAATGAAGAGGCCCGTGGCGTTGATCGTGCCAAGGCCCTGCGCACCAGCGGTAGGCGCGCCGACTAGAATGCCTGTCGCGTTTGTCAGCGCAGTGATGTCGCCATTGCTGCCCGATGCCGCTGCGCTAAGGCTTGTGCGCGCGGCGGCAGCCGTTATGGCGTTTGTGCCGCCCTGCGCGACAGTCAGCGGCGTCGTGAGGCCCGTGATCGACGTGATGTCCGAGTTAGCGCCAGAGGCCGCCGCCGCGATGGCCGCGCGTGCCGCAGCCGTCGTGGTGGCCGTAAAGACCACCGTGCCGATACCCGTGCCGCCGAGGTTGGTCAGCGCCGATGGCGCGGTGACCGCGCCTGTGCCACCATTGGCTACAGCAAGTGTACCCGCAAAGGCCGCCGAGGTGGTGGCCGAGATGATGTTCGTGCCGTCGCAGTACAGGATGGCCGTCGACCCCTGAGTGACCAAGGTGGCCGAGCCGGTGGAGGTCTTGACGCCAAGCGTAAATGCGCCAGTCGTGCCGTTGTTGACCCAGTACTGCTGCACCGTTGATGGCACAACGATGTTGGCGTTGGACGTCAGTACGCCCGTAAACTTGTAGGCAATACGGTTCAGCTCTGAGCCAGAGAGCGTGTACGTGCCGCCAGTGACGGCGATTGTCGTGTAGTCGAAGGCGAAGACCGCCTGCTGGCCGAGGCCGATGGTGTACCACTGCACGCCATCGCTGACGACCACGGCGCTGTCGCCCGGCTGTAGGAGGAGCGTGGATGCCGCGTTAATAAGCTCAGTGCCCGACGGGTCGATGGTGAGGTCGCCCTGTCCACTGTTGCGGATTTGCACAAACCAGCCGTCGCCAGCGGCCACGGCAGTCGGCAAGTTCAACGTGCCGAGACCGCCAGTCCAGACGAAGACCGTCGCGCGGTCAGGGGCCGTCAGTGAGTACGGCGTAGAGGAGAAGTCGATGACCTCGTAATTCTGTGCGAGGGTCGATCCGTCTGCAATCAGACCAGCGCCAGCCAGCGCGGCGGCTTGTGCTTGAGCTACGGCAGCGCCGTAGCGGAATGTGCGCCAGACACCGCCGATGGTGGTGTTGCTGATGAGGTAGCACTGCCACTGCTCGCCTGTGCCAATGCTCAGAATTGCGTTGCCGGCGGCGTTGTCGATGGTGATTGTGTCGGGGCCGAGGTTGTTGAACAGGATCGTCTGTCCGACGCCGACTGACATCGCGTCAGGAAGTGTGACGGTGAAGGGTCCGGTCGGCGTGATGTCGATGATGCGCGCGACGACGTTGTTGCCGGTGGTGGCCTCAAGCGGCCACTCAAGGGTGGTGTCGGCGGTGAGCGCCAAGGCCAAGTAAGAAACGTCTGATGGGTATATCGTTGTACCACCAAAAACTTGTGTAAATGACGTGGACATTATGCCTCCTTACGCACGGCGGATCGGTCTAAGATTTTGGCGAGGTCTTCGCCGTTCAACATTGCCGCCGCGCGGTCATACATGCTCTGCCAAACTGGGATACGTTCGTCGTTCTTCAGGAACGGCGTTGCCTCAACCAGCGTGCCGTAAAGCAGAAGCTGCGGGGCGTATTCTGTAATCCAGTTCGTCTGCACAGTGTCGTCGAGCAACGGTGGCAGTTCATAGTACAGGATTTCAAATGGGTATGCTGCGTCGGGCGTCGGCGCGAGTAGCCAGTGGCTGTAGTCGTAGTCGCTGTAGAAGATGGGTGTGTCCGTCTCCAAGGCGTCGGGCCAGTAGGACCGCAGGTATTCGTACACGCGGGAGAACAGGATTTTGCGGGTATTTAACGTCGTGCCTGTGCCGATGTTGATCGACACCGTGTCGCGCCAGCGATCGGGCTTTGGGTAGACAGACTGCCCTGCGGAGAGCGTCCCCGTCACGACGTTGATGAAGCCCTCAACTTTAAGCTCGCGGGCGATGCGACGCTCGGCAAGGTTGATCAGGCGAGGTATCTGCTCAAAGACAATCGGGTCGGACGCAAGCGTGTCGCCACGCTCAAGGTAGCGCTGCACGTCTTGTTGTAACGTCGTGAATGTCATCGCAGTGGCCATAACGCGCCCCTATATCAGTTTTTTACGTTTTGCGCACCAGAAAACCCGCTTTCATCATACGGCATCCAGCATCTCAGGGCAAGCGTACACACGCATTCCCTGTCCGAACTTTTTATGGTACGTTATTGAGCACACTTCCCTGTCCGAGAACCATGCGCCGCGAGAGGCATACGCGTCTCGTGCGGCCAGTGTTGGATGTTGGAAAACCTTGAGGCCTGCGGCCTCGTCTTCCTTGGTGTGGTGGTAGTTTCCTGTGTGGCAGTAACGCTTCTTCGTGCGTCCCCACATCTCGGAGAACATTGCGGGGATGATCTCGCGCATCGCACTAAACTTCTTCAAGTGGCTGTGGTGGAAGGCCAGCATGACATTGCCAAACTCGTAGGCGTAGTACGGCAGCGCGCTGTCGTCGACGGTGATGCGCGGCTCGTTCTCGTACAGCGCCTTGAACATCGTGCGCAGCCAGACGGACGACGCCATGTCGTGGTTGCCCTCGGCGAGTATGACGTGAACGGTCCTGTGCTTGGCCAGCAACATGTTAATGATGCGGCGCAGCACACGCACGGCGACCTCGACCATCTTGGTGAAGCGGCCGTCTGCATCGAGGATGTGGCCACTGGTTGGCGTGACGGCAGACAGGCCGTCGTAGTGCAGCAAGTCGCCGAGCTGGTTCAGCACAGCCGTCTCGCTGTCTGGCGACGACTTGATGATCTGCTCGAAGCAGCCGACGATGACTGCCTCCGCAATGGTCAAGTCCCAGTCAGCCCCACCCTCGCGGTGCCACGCCAGCATGCCGATGTGTGCGTCGGTCAGCGTGTACATCGTCAGCAAGTCGGCGTTGAACTGCTCCGGCGCGATGATTGGATCGAGGCGCGGTAAGGTGGACGCCATGGCGACCACGGCGGCTTTGAATATCTCTTGCTGCCGAGCCGCGTCGAGGGACGCCTTAACCCACTGCCCTGTGGCGTCGCCGTCCTTGTTGTAGTAGGTGGACACACCCTTGGCGACGAAGCCATCAGGCACGGGCCTTGTGAAGTCAAACTCAGGCGCGTAGCCCATCTTCGCGGCCTTGCGTTTGACATTGATCAGCGTTTCAGACGCGCCGCCGGGGCACATACCCAGAGCGGCATCGGCCAGTTTCGCGCTACCGTGGGTGGCTATGGCATCAAGCACTTCCCGCTGACGCGGTGTGCAATAGGGATACAAACCCTCATCTACCGTTACAGGTTTTCTCATTAGGAGCCTTTCTGGCTGTGTCGTTCACTTTACGTTTACGGCATCTTCCCACGCTTTGACTGTCAAGCGATGTTTTGTGCTACAGTCTGTATATTTCGCAATGATGTCAGCTTCCCAAAGCGCGCGCTCAGGGTCGATTAAATAGGTTGGCGGGTCTTGAAGCGTCGGACACTTCGACGCTAGGTTTGCCGGTGGCAGCGGCATTGGCGTCACGGACACTGCCTTCGAGCAGCCTGCGCAGAGCATCAGGAGCAGCGCAATCAACAGGAACGGCAGGAGTCGTTTTGTATATTTCACGTATGGTGTTGGTGCGTTCGGTTGCCACGACATCGGCTTGATCTCGTTCAAATTCGTAGGTTTGCGAAACATCATCGACTATCTCCTGTTTCTTGACGCGCAGCTTCTCGGCCTTTTCAAGAGCCTTTGCAAATGCGGCGTCGCACTGCCAGTCACGGACTTTGTAGCCAGAGGCTACACCAATGACCAAAGCGCCTGCGACTGCGTACAGCAGCATTGGGTTGGGCATTAAAGCCATGTTGCGTACTTCTTCGTCTTTGCCTTGCGGTCATCGAGGCCGTGCGTGCCGCCGTTGATACGTTTTGTCAGCGCGAGGATCGCACCGTCGCCGGTACCTTGGTCGCATATCGGCCACAGTTTGTTGCGGTCAAAGAACCACAGTGCGCTCTCAAAGCAGAGTTCGCCCGCCACAAGGTCGGGGTCGTTTACGACTTCGGGGCGTCCGATGTAGTTGGCAAAGGCTTGGTAGTTGTCTTTGCCGGTGAGCTGGAGCGCGCCGCGTCCTCGGTACTTCCATCCGTCGCCGCTGGCTTCAGGTCCGTTGCCCATGCGATTAGCATAGACACGATTGGCAATTTTCTGCGGCTGCCGTTCGTAGGCGCGAGCCATTGCGTCAGTCGGGAAATACTTACCAAAGATGCCGCGAAGCCCTTTGGCACCGTAGTTAAGGTTTTCGCTGAAGGCTTTGAAGCCGCCACTTTCATGAGCCGTTTGAGCAAAGAAATGTGCAGCCCTATCAGGTGATAGTTTATAAAAAGCCGCAGCCTTCTTAAATGTGCCCGGACCAAATGTACCATCTGCCGATACCCCTATTTTCTGTTGAAGATTTACAAGGCTCACTTGTCTCGCCCCTTATTCCAAAGTTCAAACAACGTCTTGATCTTTTCCTCCACTACGCCGAGGCGCACATCCATCTTGGCAAGGATGATGACCAGCGAAATGAACGCAAGAACAAGCGGCCAAAGCTGGCCGATCAGCTCAACGGTGGATAGATCGCCTGCCATTACGCCGCCGGATTGCGCCAGTCAGGAAAGTCAGCTTCATCAACCACGCCGTCGCCATTGGCGTCGTAACGTAGGTCGTTGCGGTACTTTTCCCACGGCTCCATGTCGTCGTCCTCTTCAGGCTCGTCAATGAAGACAGTGCCGTTTGGATCGTCATATGGTTTGGGTGTTTCTGGTTGCATTTCTGGTGTCAGTTCGAGTGGCGCTTCTGGCTCTGGCGCAGGCTTCTTGTCACGCGCATTGGCGTTGAGGCTTAGGCCGCCGAGCAGCCCGACAAACGCGCCAATGATCGTCTGGAAGGCTGGGTTGACCGTTTCAAGAATAGCCGAACTGTTCACAATGTCGTTCGACACAAACAGGCCAACGGCAAGCGCCAGCACAACCACGAGGATGACAGCCGATAGCGTGACGATAGCCACGCGGATGACGAACTCAACGGTGTCGTTTACGCCGTCTTGCTTGCTTTCAAAATCATTCAGGAAGCTCATAATTCACCTATCTGCCTTGTTGTCTAGCTTGTCCTCAATCCGGCGAAGGTGCGTCATGACCTCGTCGAACTTCTTGTCAATGGCCTGAAACTTCTCACCACCAAAGTCGAGGCGGGCCTCAAGCAGCGTCAGACGGCTGTTGAGGTTTACCCAGACGGTGATCAAGCCTCCGAGGAAGGCCAGCACAGTAATGATGGTGTTGATGTCCATTATTTCAAGTTCCGTAGCTTATACACGGTGGTTAGATACACTTCCGTGACACCGTCGATCAAGTTGGCCACGGCGCGGTTGCCCTTGCAGATTGCCTCGTGGTTCTCCTCGATCCAGTCCGCGTCAGCCTCTAGGAGCTTCAGCACGTCACGCTCAGTCACCTTCGGGGCCGGTATGTTCCCGATGAGACTGAACGCGCCTTGGTAGGCTTCCACGAGCTTGTCGATGGCGTCGATCACGTCGTCGTAGAACTCGCCCAGTGCCATGTGCTTTGCGAAGCTGCCGTCGCCCTTCGCACGCCAGTGCTCAAAGTGAGCCACGTTGCGTGCGTAGAACACGCGACTGATGAGTTCCTCGATCACTCGGCGGTTTCCTCTTCCTTGGGCAGTTGACCCTCGGCCTGCTGCTTGATCTTCATGAGAAGTGGGAACGCGCCCGACGACGTAGGTAGATTGCCTAGTGTCTGGAGGACGGCGTTTACTTCTTCGACGTTCAGTGTAAGGTTCAGTTCCATTATTCTGCTCCTTGTGCCCAAGGCAGTGGTGGCGTCACCACAGGTGGGTCTATCTGGTCTTCGATCTGCTGCGCCACATTAGCTTCATATCTTGCTACAGATTCTTCGCCAAGTGCGTCTTTTACCCAGCCAATTACTTGGGCTTCGGTGAGGTCGGCATAAGGTGTGAACGTGCTACCTTCGGTGAACATGACACCAGAAGAACCGTATACGCTACCTACGTATGTTCCGTCAGTGCCGTTGAGGGTCCAGTGTACTGTGAAGACCACATCTGGTTCGCCTTCATATTCTGGGTATGCGTTGAGTTGCTGGATATTCCATGTGTTTGTGATAGCCATGTCTTAGTTTCCTTCTAGTTGTGCCACGCGGGCGCGGAGTGATTGAACTTCTGCAATGAGGTTGGCGATGAGTTCAGGTGCAGAATAATCCATTGCCTGCATTTTTTCTCCGTCCTTCTCGCCTGTAGCGATTGGCGTTTCAGAGACTTCCTGAACTTCGTGTGCCAGCAGACCGATGAAGCGGCTACCATCTGCCTTCCAGCTACCCTGCACCGGCTTGAGGGCGTCGATGTACGCACCGCTGTTTGCGATAGGACCGTCGATGTCCTTGAGGCGGTAGTCGGATGAGGTGTTGTAGGTGGTTGCTGTGGTGGTGACACCTATGGTCCCGACAACCGACCCACCACGGAAAAACTCTGCAATGCTGCCGTCACTGGTAGTGCGGTTAAGAAGTAAGGCTGCGAAGCCAGAGCGCGAATGTTGCACTGTCCCGTTTGCTTCCAGAACATGGCCCGTCGCGCTGGCACTGTTATAAACACTCGTACTCGTCGTCCCCACCAGCAAGTTACCGCTGCTGTCGATGCGCATACGTTCTGCGCTGCGCGTCCACAGTGTTACCGCATCTCCACCAGTGCCTGTGTAACTCCGTGCGCCAACAACAACACCAGATACATACCCGCTAGTTGAACCTGCCGATAATTCATAGGCGCGGTCATCATAATATGTGTGTATTGCGTTAACGGTTGCGCCACCGCCAGAAATCAAGCGGCCCGTTGAGATAGAACCCGCCGCCAATATTCCAGCGCCACTGGTTGCCAAAGACCCACCATCGACGTTCAGCTTACTTCCCGGCGAACTCGTACCAATCCCGACGTTGCCCGCAGCGGTAATTCGCATACGTTCTGCCCAACCGGAAACACCAGCTTCATAAGTCCAAAACGCCATGTTCGACGATGCAGATGTTGTGTTGGACACCAGAATAGCCGTTTGGGCAGCGTTATCGTACCCAATCTGAAGGCCCTTGTTGCTAGAGCCATCAAGGAATTTGCTAATTGTGTAGAACCCAACGCCGCTATCAACGCCTGTTTTAGACACCTGAAAAGGCACACCCGGCGAACTCGTACCAATCCCGACGTTGCCGCTGCCGTCGATCCGCATGCGTTCTGATGTGCCGCCAATAAACCGGCATATTCCTGCTGCTGCCCAGTTAATCAATGCGCCGGAGACGTTATCCTCTGGCGTCATTATGCGGGTCTGATCGCCCGACCACGCAATGCCGTAACCAGCACTTACAGTTACGTTGCCACCAGATACATTTAGCTTTGATGCTGGCGAACTCGTACCGATCCCGACGTCACCCGTGCTGGTGATAAGAAAACGCGACGTTCCAGCAGTAAAGTCAGCAATATCAAAGGTATCGGTAGCTGCGCCTCCGGCACGAATACCCCAAGAGCGCACCCCTGTTTCAAGGAGGCTCACCACCGCTGTACCGCTGGCTCCGGCTACAGTTAGCTTATACCCCGGCGCAGTCGTACCGACCCCAAGATTGCCAGCGGTATCAACACGAACACGTTCTGAACCGCCCGTGTAGAACGTTATCGGAACATAAGTGCCTGCTCCACGTATAGTGGAATTAAAACGGGCGTCTGACCCGCCCACAATATCTATTGAAAGGAGTTGGCCGGTAGTGAAAGTGGAATCAGTTTCAGCTTTAAAGCCGGATTGTGTCGCGGACCCGTTAGGAGTAATGTGCAAGTTGGTGTTACCATTAACTGTAGTGGTCTGAAACGCAAAACGGTTGGCAATTGTTGAGGTTGACATATCGCCAAGAATACGCTGACCCGTGCTGCTAAAGCGTAAGTCGCCCGAAGCGATATCCAGCTTACTTGCGGGTGAACCCGTACCAATCCCGACGTTACCGCTGCTGTCGATACGCATACGTTCTGTGCCAGCGGTATTAAGGACAACAGGCGAACCATCAATAGTCATCTGGCGATAAGCAGTATTGGCCTCGTTAACCGCAAGTAAGAGTACCCCGCTTCCCGCAGCGTTTGGATTGATAACAAACCTATCAGTCACACCCACCGCAAAGTAAGAGCCACTGCCGTTTACCGTTAGTTTATCACTTGGCGAAGCCGTACCGATCCCGACGTTCGTACCAGTGTCGTACACCACAGACGCGCTGACAGCCGAGGTGCCGTTACCCTTGAGCAGATAGCCAGATGTAAGTGTCGTTGCGCCTGTGCCGCCGTTGGCAACAGCAAGTGTGCCACCAAGAGTAAGTGTGCCAGCCGTAGTGATTGGCGAACCAGTAAACGACAGACCTGTTGTGCCGCCAGACGCAGCTACGGACGTTACCGTGCCGACGAATTGATCGGCTGCATTGATCGTAATCGCGCCAGAGCCATTCGTGATGCTGACATTCGTACCCGCCGTCAGTGTCGTCTTGGTCAGCGTGTTGCCGGTGGTGTTGCCGATCAGCAACTGCCCGTCAGTGTAGCTGCTCTGGCCTGTGCCGCCATTGATCACGGCGACGATGCCTGTGACGTTTGAGGCCGTGCCGGTTGTATTCTGGTTGAGCGTCGGCACATCGGCCGCGACAATCGCGCGGAACGTCGGAACGCCCGCAACACCGTTCGGTGCCGCGAGGACCGTGTTGGCCGTCTGCGACGCGAAGTTGGAGGCAGTGACGACGAGCGTCCCGCCAAGTGTCAGCGAACCTGCGGACGTCACTGTGCCGCTCAGGCTCAGGCCGCTGACTGTGCCGGTGCCTGAGACTGACGTCACCGTACCTACGTTAGACGTATATCCTGCGGGGTTGCTCGCGGGGTACGCACCTAAATTCGTCAGGGCGGTAGGCGCGTCTATCGCGCCAGTGCCGCCGTTGGCTATGGCAAGCGTGCCGCCGAGGGTCAGCGTGCCTGATGTCGTGATCGGTCCGCCCGTGAACGACAGGCCAGTCGTGCCGCCGCTGGCGTTGACGCTCGTAACGGTGCCCACCGCGCTGTCGGTTGATGTGATCGTAAAGCTAGGGTACGTGCCTGTGACGACGGTCGTGCCAGCGCCTGTCAGCGCCACAACTTGGTCTGGCGCGGTGTTCACCACATTGATTGAGCCGGACGTTGTAATCGGGCCGCCAGAGACGCTGATGCCGGTGCCTGCCGTCAAGTTGACGCTGGTAACCGTACCGGTACCCGTGAGCGTCGTCCAAACTGGTGCGCCAGTGCCACTTGACACGAGTACCTGCCCCACTGAGCCAAGTGCGCTGAGTGCAAACTTCGTGCCCGTTGAGTATACGACGGCACCAGCGACGGGAGAGAGAGCATCGCCAGTGCCGCCGCGACCCAAGGGGAGCGCGCCTTGGGTTTGGTTTGTGTCTGACAGGTCCAAGGCTGGGTGGATATGGTCGCCGCGAGACAAGGTGTTGGCGACGCCCGCAGTGGCACTGCCGAGTGCCAAGGGTGTCGTTGTAGAGAAGTCGGCCGAGAGTGTGATGTTACTGGCAAGCGAGCCACCGCCTGTAAGGCCATTGCCTGCCGTGATCGTGCGCGACGTGGGCACGAAGCCCGTGACACTTAGTGCGGCCGTGGTGGCGCTCGTGACGCGGCCTGTGGCATCGACGGTGAGGACCGGCACGGCAGAGCCTGATCCGTATGTGCCCGCCGTGACGCCCGTAAGGGAGAGCTGGTTGACGCCGACGCCGCCAGCCGCAATCGAGATGACGCGGTCGGCCGAAAGATCGCCGCCGCCTGCAAGACCTGTACCCGACGCGATGACACGTGTTGACGGCACCGCGCCGACGGCTGCGATGTTTGCAAACTGGACCTTGAACGTCTGACCGTCGAGGATGTACGGCAGATAGCCGAGTGTGCTCGATCCAGTATACTCGGGCAGGCCGGTAATCGGCGTCGGAATTAGGTTGGTAGGAACTGACATTGGCTATTCGCCCCCGTAAATTAAAAAGTCATCAAAGTCCTCGGTGACAAGGAATTGATTACCGCTTTCCGTAATGACGCCGCTGGGGTTCGTTGGTATGGGCACATCTGGCCGCAAGAATGGTAGCAGAACATTGTCCGGCTGGCGAGCGGGAAGGCGATACGGGTCGTACTGGTCGCGATCCTTATCACAGACCAGCAAGCCCGGCGAATTTGGGTCGGGCTGCAACTTGTCCAGCGGCATCTTGATGGAGCAGCGCCCACATATGCCGATTGCCAGCGTCGTGTTGCCGCGTGTGTTGAGGTAGCGGGGCATCAGGCGTCCAATGCCACGTCAGGGCGCGGGAAGCGCAGCGTAATGTCCTCTGGCTGCCGCGCAGGCTCGCGATACGGGTCATATTCGTCCACATCGTCGATGCAGACCTTCAGGCCCGGAATATTCCGATCGCTGTACAGGTCATCAATGGGAAATTTACGCTTGCAGCGGTCACAAATGCCGATGCCGAGGTGATTTCGCCCGATGGTGTTGATGTAGCCCTCAACAGCCATCACTTCACCTCGTGTACGGTGAAATGTTGGGGGCAATCATCATCGGGCTGTTGTCGCGCTCTTCCATTTGCGCAATGTACAGCGCTGAGGCGGCCTTTTGGTCAAGAATTGGGATCAGATTGACGTCAACCTCAACCAGCTCAAGCGCCATCTTGGCCGCCAGACCCGCGACAATGGCCTCAAGCCAGCGCTGGGGCACTTCAATGTCCTGCGTCATCGTGCCGACGTCCATAATGTAGCGCTGACGCCACACGACGATCTGGCAGACGGTAGCGGCCTCGTTTGGCACCGGCCACAGGTGCATGATTGGGTTGTTAACTTGACGGTCAAACCAAAATTGCAGCGGGCGGCTGTTTTGAAACGCCTTATTCGGCAAGCTCGTGTAGTCGTCGCGGTTCATGCGCGCCAATGGGGTTTCAGTCGGCGTGTTCGCCAGATATATTTGGCTGAAACTGAGCGTCCCTGTCGTCGCGCGGACGCGGAAGTAGCGAGTTGCCACGCTGCTGTCCAGATCGAACCAAGTCCACTCGCCGGCAACCGCCGTTGTCGTCTCAGTTTGGATCGTGACCCACGTCACATTGTCGTCTGAACGCTCAAGGGCGACGGGCACGGCGGCGGCGGACCAGAGGACGCCGACGTTGGACACAAATACGTCGTCGGTGAAGTCAACTGTACGTGTCGTTGACGTGTCGGTGTTGATGCCAGTCACCGATTGGAGTGTGCGGAAATTGCTGTTCAGGATGTCAACGGTCCCGTCGAGCATCGTGATGTCACCCACGCCGTCGTACAGCGGGTAAATCTGCTTCTCAATGCACCAGAGCGGCGCGCCTTGGTTGGCCAAGTCGGACAGGAACAGATATAGCTGGTCGTTGGCTATGTCGATGTGTTCGGCGGCAATCTGTTGCGCCGTCAGCTTACAGCGACGGATCGCGTTGTCGATGACGCGCCGTGTGTTGAAAACCGTCTGTGATACCGTGTCAGAAAACGCCATATGGGTGTGCTCGCATTGTTATCGCAGCAGCAAGCCGATGACAGCAAGCACCTCTAGCGTTGGTGGTATAGCGCAAAAACTGCCCGCCAGCAAGGCAGGCAGTTCATTTGCGTAATATTAGCACTTTCCCTTTGGCATTGCGGTCAGACCGCCCTTGCTGCGACGCACCGCTGGCTTCGTCATAGCAGAAAGCACCTTGGATACAGCCACCGACGAGGGGCCGACAGGCTTTTTAGCTGGCATGCTCGAACCCATGCGACGATCTTCGGCCTCCATCTCGGCCAATGTTGCACGCTTGCCGCGTTCGTTGTACGTGCCGCCTTGAGACATCTTTACAGTGCCGCCGGTCTTGTAGGCTTTAACGTCTCCGCCCATCATGTACTTCATTTTAGTGCTGTCTTTGAAACCGTCCATGTCACTTACCTTTCTTGCGGGCCGCAGCCATGTTATCAATTAAGTTGGGGTAGGGTCGTCCAGCCGCCTTGGCGCGAGCCTTAGCAGATTTCTTCTTTTTCACGGACAAGTCTTTTGGCTTGCCGAGGTCTTTCGGACGCTTCTTGTCCCAGACAGGTTTTACTGCAAAATCGCTCATGTCAACAATCCCATTTACGGAGTGAAAGTGCCTTGCGTGTCGGGCGACCCTTGTCGTCCTTCATCGGCCCCGGCATGCCGCCCATTCTTGCGCAGAAGCTCTTGCGACGCGCGGCTGCCTTTGGTGATTTCTTCGCCTGCTTGGCGGAGACGGGCGGCTTGATGTCTTGGCCCTGAGCGCGCAGCGATGCGCGGCCCTTGGCGTTGAGGCCGCCTTCGGGGTTCTGCCCCTCCTTGCGTGTCCACGCGCCGCCCTCAGCCATTGCGAGACCGCCCTTGGCAAACGCCTTCTGGTAGCCAACGCCGCCAGATACACCAGCGCCCGGCTGGTACTGCACGCCAACGTTGAACGGGCCGCGTTGGTATTGTGCTTGCAGTTGCGCCATCTTCAGGCGCGGGTCTACCGATGCGCCGACGTTAAACTGGCCACCTGCGGCAGGCATACTGTAATTAACGCCACCGCCGCCAAAGCCTTGCGGGCCAACCATAGCGCCGCCGCTAACCATGCCGGGCCCGACCTGCTGTTGGCCCGACACGGCAACGCCATACGGGGTGAGCTGCGGGTTGCCCGGCATCTGCATCGGCCGCAGGTTAGGCACTGGCCCAAGATTGGGCATGCGCTGGTTAGGCATCTGGCCCTGCTGCGGCGCACGCTTGTTCACGCCCAGCGCATCGTCAATCTGGTTCTTGGCCTTAAACAGCCGGAGGTCGAAGGGGCTGTTGTCCACCATCAGTCTGCGTAAGACTTAACCATCTCAAGGACGATGGTGTACGTGTCGCCCGCACTTGCATCGCGTGTCGTGAACAGAACGTCACCATTCTTACCCGCACCTGCGTTGTTCCAAAAACCACCGAACTGCGTCAGGTCCATTGAGTACATGGTGTTTTGTGGGATCGTTGCAATCAAGACGTCTGCCGTCGCATCCCAAAGCATATCTACTTCCAAGCCGTGGGTAAACGCGTGTATCTTGACGATGGTAACACCGTCGCAGGCCTTGCTGAAAGAACTTGCGGTGAGGGTTGAGACATCCACCTTGACAACTGCGGCCTCGCCGGTGCCGTCGGAGATGTTTGTAAACTTCATAATGGCGAGACGTTCGCCGTCAAATAGGGTCTGTGTTGCTACTGCATCTGCCATCTGTATATTCCTTAATAATCAGGGGCCGCCATGCGGCAGCCCCCTCATATAACACAAGACTAATGCTTAGTCATTAGCCGTTGTCTGCACGTAACGGTACGTAACGCGGACTTGTCCAACCGTAGGCTGGCCCACCGACGTCACTGTCGCAACGACAGTTCCGTTTGTTCCGATGTCGTCCATTGCAGCAAGCTGTGCCGCAGTGAACGTGGGAAGCACGCGGATGCCGGTCTTGACGTTGACGCCACTTGCGTAGG